GTTGCATACGATAAGTTGTTTCAAGATTTCGCAGATCGATATGCAGTTCTATTGACAGGTTCTACGGATAATGAATTCTGTAAACTTGCATGGCAAAAGGCACATCCTGATCTTGCTAAAATTCGTCACATTCAATTTGCTGACACTCAGCGTGGCATAAACAGTCTTGCAAATGATTTGGGAGTTTTTTATGGCCCAGCTGGTGCATCTCTTCGTGCAACGTTCATTATTGATCCAGAAGGCACAATTCAACATGTATCTGTAAACAATCTTGATGTTGGCCGTTCACCAGAAGAAACTCTACGTGTTCTAGATGCATTACAAACAGGTGAACTCTGTGCGTGTAATCGTACAGTTGGTGGTGAAACATTATGAGTTGGGTTAATGAAATTAAAGAGGCGTTGCCGGAATATGCGAAAGATATTAAACTCAATTTGGACTCCGTTATTAATCGTAGCACTTTGGATGTTAATGTTGCTAATGGTTGCGCTTTGTCAGCCGCAATGGCAACAGGTAACGGAAAACTCGTTGCATTTATACAGTCAGATGTGGCAGATACCAAAGAACGTGATGCAGCACTAACAGCTGCATCACTTATGGCTATGACTAATGTATGGTACCCATATGTTGAAATGTCCAATGATGATCGATTAAAAGGTCTGCCTGCACAATTAAGAATGAACGCTATTGCTACACATGGCGGCACCAGTAAAGTTAATTTTGAAGCATATAGTTTGGCAGCTTCAATTGTTGGCAAATGTCATTTTTGTGTGAGTGCTCACTATAGTACTTTGAAACAAGAAGGTTATACTGTAGAACAATTACGTGATATTGGTCGTATCGCTGCTGTGATTACTTCTGTTGCAAAAGTATTAAATAGTTAATGGCATTTTTAGTTCATAACTTACCGCCAATTCAATGCTTTGTTAAAAAAGAATTTCTCTATGACTTCGAAAGAGGTCATGGAGAGTTCGAACCTTGCATTTGGATGACAATGAAGTGTATCAAAGGTCAGGCATTTCGTGTTGAGGCCTTATTGCCAAACTATGGCGCACTTTATGATAAACTCCCATTACATGCATTTGTTTCACGGCAAAATTATCTACAAGATGCATATTTGCCTTTGGATTACTTGCAAATTTGGGACTGTTTGAGTTATAATTTTACTGTCATTGAAAAAGATAATTTGCGTATGTTGAAATGCAAATTCTTAGACAAAGATAGAAAATGGCATTTTGGTGAATATATGTTCACCGTAGATTTTTGCCAAAACGACCCTGGTTACTTAAACACAGGATTCTCAGAAACAGTTGAAGAACATAAAAGTTATAATTTTATTAAGTTAGATAATGGACAGTTTGCTGCACAACCTAATAATAAAACATTATTCTATGATGCATCTTTGACTGTGCCAGAGTTTAAAATGCCAGATTTTAAAATAGCAACAAAGTTGTATTCAGTAGAGAAGTTTAATAAACATTCTGCTCGAAACAACAATGATTTTTTTTATGATTTTAAGGAAAGAAAAGAATGAACACACGCGAATTAGCCAAAAAATTGGCTCAAGAAAACAAAACCATTCAAGCAGAAAAGTATGATCTAGTTCTTCGTGACTATGATAACAAAGTAGAATTGATTGGTTTGGTGCAAGATCCGAATTATAACATGAATGATTTCCGCGGCCGTGAAATGCTCTTTCCTAAACGTTGGTTAACATTATCAGTATTAGATGCTGAAACACAGGTGAAAGTATGACTACAAAATTGGTAACATTTAAAACAAATCATACCATTCTAGGAAAAGTAGATGAAAATGAATCTACAGTTACAATAAAACAACCTGTTCAAGTTGTAACTGTTCCACCGAGAAGTCAAACTGATACTGGTGGTATTGCTTTTTCTCCTTTTCTAGAGTATAGTCAGGAGTTTAAAACAGGAATTTCATTTCAAAAGAATGATGTCTTGACAATCACAAATCCCGTAGTAGAATTAGAAAATCAATACAATTCTATTTTTGGTTCTGGAATACAAATTGCGAAAACTCTGTGAGTAAGTATTATACAAACGTTGTTGTACAAGGCAACAACATTCTCTATCGAGGTATACAAAACGGTAGGCGAGTAAGAATGAAAGTTCAATACTCGCCTACTTTGTTTTTGCCAACTAAGAAACCTACCGAATTCAAAACACTCTTTGGTGAAAGTCTTGAAGCCATGCGATTCGAATCAATTCGTGAGGCAAGAGATTTTGTCAAGAGATATGACGGTGTTGAAAATTTCAAAATATTTGGAAATGATAGATATGAGTATGCCTTCATTGCTGATGAGTTTAAAGCACAAATAGAATGGGATCAAAATCACCTTTCAGTTGCAATTATTGATATTGAGGTTGGTTCTGAAAATGGTTTTCCTGACCCTTATCGTGCAAGTGAACCAATTACAGCTATTGCTATTCGTCAATTAAATGGCGGCATCACAGTTTATGGTTGTGGTGACTACGAAGTTCAAGGCGAAGAAACATATATTAAATGTGAAGATGAAATTGCATTATGTAAAAGATTTCTCAAAGATTGGCAGGATAATTATCCTGATATTATTACAGGTTGGAATACTGAATTCTTTGATATTCCTTACCTTGTCAATCGTTTCAAAAATCTTCTTGGTGAAGATGAAATGCGTAAACTTTCTCCTTGGAATAATGTATGGGAAAGAAGAACTACTTTCAACGGGAGAGAATTAATTGCGTACAATATTTCCGGTGTTGCTGCTCTTGATTATATTGAGCTCTATAAGTGGTATGCGCCAGGTGGCAAATCACAAGAATCGTATCGACTCGACAACATCGCTCATGTCGAGTTAGGCGAAAAGAAATTAGATTATTCTGAGTTTGATAGTTTGCATCAGTTGTATCGTTTAAACTATCAAAAGTTTATTGAGTATAATATTAAAGACGTTGAACTCGTTGTAAAACTTGAAGATAAACTAAAACTTCTTCAGTTGGCAATTACTCTTGCGTATGATACTAAAACAAATTATGAAGATGTTTTCGCTCAAACGAGAATGTGGGATTCTCTCATCTACTCCCATTTATTGGCCAAAAGAATCATCGTACCACCAAAAGTTGTAAAGAAAAAAGATTCTGCATTTGAAGGTGCATATGTAAAAGAGCCTCAAGTTGGTATGCATCAATGGGTTGCTTCATTTGACCTTGATTCATTGTACCCACACTTGATGATGCAATATAATATTTCACCTGAAACTCTTGTTGAAGTTGATGATTATACCGATGAAATGCGTCAAGTATTGATGCAAGGTGTCAATGTTGATAAAATGCTTGAACAAAAAATTGACACAAAACATTTAAGTAATGTTACTTTGACACCAAATGGCCAATTCTTTCGCACAGATATTCAAGGTTTCTTGCCAAAAATGATGGAAGAAATGTATGAAGATCGTAAGAAATTTAAGAAGATGATGTTGAAGGCCAAACAAGATTATGTAAACGAAAAAGATGAAGAAAAGAAAAACGAAATTGGAAAGCTTGTTGCAAGATATAATAATCTACAACTCGCCAAGAAAGTTTCACTCAATTCAGCTTATGGTGCTTTAGGTTCACAGTATTTCCGTTTTTATGATCTTCGACAAGCTCTTGCAGTTACTTTAGCTGGCCAACTTTCTATTCGTTGGATCGAAAAGAAGTTGAATCAATTTATGAATAAACTTTTAAAAACGGATAATGATTATGTTATTGCGTCAGATACAGACTCGATTTATCTCCGTCTTGGTGAACTCGTTAATAAAGTGTATACGGGTGAGAAAGACACTACAAGAATTATCTCCTTCATGGACAAGGTCTGTGAGGATAAAATACAACCATTTATCAATCAGAGCTATCAAGAACTTGCTGACTATGTTCACGCATACTCTCAAAAAATGAGAATGAAACGTGAAGCCTTGGCCGATAAAGGAGTTTGGACTGCCAAGAAGCGTTACATCATGCACGTATATAATAACGAAGGTGTTGCATATGATGAACCCGATATGAAAGTGATGGGTTTAGAAATGGTTAAATCATCAACACCATCTGCGATACGTGAAAAATAATGATTACCAAAGATGAAGAATCTGTACAGGAATTTATTGCTAATTTCCGTGAACAATTTAAAAAATTACCCCCAGAAGATATATCTTTTCCAAGAGGTGTGAATGGCACAAGAGAATACTCTGATTCAATATCGATATATAAGAAAGGCACACCAATTCATGTCAAAGGTGCTTTGATATACAATTACATTCTCAAAGAAAAAGAACTGACTAAAAAATATCCTTTGATACAAGATGGTGAAAAACTAAAATTCTCTTATCTCAAGACGCCAAATCCTGTTAAAGATACTGTCATTTCATATCCAAATAGATTGCCAGTTGAATTAGGATTGCATGAATATATTGATTACGACTTACAATTTGAAAAGGCTTTTATTGAGCCAATCAAAATTATCTTAGATTGTGTCGGTTGGCATGTCGAGAAGCAGAGTTCATTAGAGGACTTTTTCAAATGATTAAACTCAATTCACAAGTATGGCTGCCATTTGTAACAGCTATTGCACTATCAGTAGTTGCAGCTTATTATTCTATTATAGGTTTAGCACAGATATTTCCTGGTTCTTTTTGGCCAGTTGTAATTATGGGATCAATATTAGAGATTGCTAAGTTGGTAACTATTTCTTGGTTATATAATAACTGGTCTTTTGCCGGCAAGTTACTGAAAACATATTTTTCGATTGCAGTATTTCTATTGATGACAATTACATCAATGGGAATTTTTGGTTATCTTTCAAAAGCACATATAGATTCTACAATTGTTTCTGGTGCAAATACTGTACAATTAAGAAATATTGAGGCACAAGAAAAGATTGCAAAAGAAAGATTAACGTACCTGTTGCAAAGAGCTGGCGACCCAGCAACAGCAACAAATAGAATTGATAGGCAAATACAAGAAACACAAGCAGAAATCAAACGACTTACAACAGAAAAATTGCCTCTATTAGCAGAAGAAAATAAGTTGACGGCAGAAATTGGTCCAATTAAATATGTCGCCGAACTTTTCTTTGATAAAGCTGACCCATCTTTTATAGATAAAGCTGTACGCTCCGTTATTATCACAATTATTATTGTTTTTGATCCTCTGGCAATTTTGCTTTTAATTGCGGCACAAAAAACATTCAAACAAACCCGTAAAAAGAAGATTATTACGGTAGAAAATGGCGAGGAACAGATCATAGAG